AAAGAGACGAAGTATTATACTGACTATAGGTCTCGGTTTGCGATCAGTAATGTTATTTATCTTAGCATATCGTAACATACGTGTCAACAAGATTAGTATATTTGATAACACTTATAAGAAAAACTTATGTACTTTTTGGTAGAGATGGGTCAAGAACATTAAAATTCATCCATCCTATATGATGATACCTCTTATAAAATTTAGGATGTAGTTTTGTGTATTGAAATAAGTGCTTAACTAATTCATCACCTTTTTTTGTTAATTGTTCATGTGTCATAGATGAATCAAAACATCCTGATTGTGGATGAAGTTTTTTCCTATATTGTTTACCCTTGGAACCAAACAATACCCCAACACTACCTGGTACTTCATCACATATATCCCAACCATGCAGATACGATTTCTTACCTAACCATCCATCTTCCTCTACATGATACTTGAGACCAGTTATTTGCCTTGCTAAATCAAAAGATAGTTGATCTCTATTAGGACCTATTAGTGAATACTTCCACCAAAGATCATGGAATTCAAAAAGATCCTCAGTAATATTTCTCCAAAAACTACCAAGCACAGGACTATCATACAATCTAAAATTATATCCTTTCTCCTTCATAAGTTTTGTCATAGTAACTTGATCTTCCCATGTATTCATGTTACCAAGATAACCTTCAAGAATTTCATCATAGAATGTAAATCTATGAGTGTGTCTCATTATTGCAAATGGATGATCGTCCAATAATTGTTTACTTACTTCTGCAAACTTTTTAGTCATCACATAGCATCCATCAATCCATGCAACTTGAGATCCTACAGGAAATAATTTGTGTGGATTGATTTTAGGATATGCTGAGAGTCTTCTTGGACACTCATGCTCAAAGGGTATTTCTCTAAACTCCCAAGGTCCTTTCTTCTCTATCGTACCATCTGTAAAACAAACATATTGTATGTCTGGATCATAGTAATGTTCATTAGGTATCTCATCGTACCCATTAGTAATACAAGTGTAGATTATCTTCAATGGTTTCTCCTCCCACTCAATATGTCAAGTGCCCAATAATCCTTCTCCCAATATCCTCTCCTGTCGCCAAGAACTAATTGACCTGTCTTAGTATGAATTGCTGCACGATATCTCATGTCTTTTCTCATACCAGTAATTTCACATAGTTTACTCACAAATTCATCGGGATTTTTTTCATCATAATATCTGTATTCTCCTTGTTTTGTTTTCCACCATGCTCCTTCGGGTTCAGCATCAGTAAATTTATTGAGCAACTCCCTTGACTCTTCCCAATCATACTCAACCTTTGATAATTGAAGTGCAATAGAAAATGAAACTTGATCCCTAACACCACCTCTATTATACCACTCCCACCATAGATCATTGAAATGCCATTGGTTTCTTCTCCATAATATCGTGCAAAGTGGTGGGAAATGTTTGTTGAATTTATATCCATGATCTTTTGCTTGTTGTGTAAATCTAAGAAGAGTCTCCTCATCAACCCATCCTTTAGAAACATACTCTGCACACTCTTCTAGGTAAGTATGTTTGTGAGGATGTCTCATACAAAAGAAATTATGATTACTCAATATATGTTCACTTAATTCAATAAAACTATCGTTGAGAAGATGTAATTTTGAAGCATCTACATAAACACTTTCATCAAATGGACAATATATTTTATGATACCTTGATAATTTTACTGGATCTTTTATAAATTTAGGATTGGGTAATGATTTCCAAGGTTTAGGTGGATTCTCTACACCAAAAACATAATACTCAGCACCAGTTGGCATGTGAGTTGGAAGAGAAACATAATCGTTTGTTAGACAAGTATAGATTATCATAGACCCATGAGTGATGGTTTGGTCTTTAGTATACTACAGATTTTATTGATAAAAATATCATCATCAACATTCTCATACATTGTGTATGTCTCATCATATGATTTCTGTCTTGAACTTACTGACCAATCAATTTGAATTGGAACTCTGACTGCTCTCATCACAATTTGTTCAGCAATAGAACTTGTAATTTGATCAGTCCTTTGACAATGATTTTTATACCAGTTCCAATAAACTTCATTCCAGTCTCTAACTCTCCGTGTATTCTGTCTCCATATACAACAGTTTATTGATTGTTTGTGTAACGAGGGTTTATATCCAACTGCTGCCATATCTTCAGCAAGTTTATATAACTCTTCATCAGTTGCAAAACCTACCTTATATAATTTGAAAAACTCCTGTACAATTGTTCTCTGTTGTGGATGATCCTGTAACGTCAGTTCATTCTCCAAAAACTCTTTAGATTTTTCTACAAAATTAGGAGGCATGGTATAGCACCCATCAATCCACACATGGGGTTCATCAAATAATGTATGAGACATACATCTAGGGTAGTATGATTTTATCCAATTAGGTTCTTGTCTTTCGCATTTTATAAATTCCCACTTACCTTTCTTCTCAATCTCACCATCATAGTACATAATGTATTTTACCTGTGGGTCATAATAATGCCCATCAGGTATCTTATCATAACCATTTGTTATGCAAGAATATATTATCACATGCCTGGTCTAGGTTCACGACAGAACCATCCTGTTGCAATATACTTATCAATATCTCCTGTCAAAAATGCTCCCCTATGCATGTGAGTGTATGATGCTGGCCAAAATACTATTGTACCTTTGGTTGGTTGGAAAGATCTATTTTGATGTAGAAAATCAGTCGCTCCACCATTCTCTAATGGTATATTATTCAAGTAAATCATCCATGTACAAACTCTATCTCTGTATAAGAAAGAAGAATTTTCACAATGCCATACATGATACCCTCCGCCAGGTGGTGTCTTCTGGATTTTATATGTCCAAGATGATAGTGGGTCTGCAGAGTCAACCATACCTGCAAACTCTTTAGTATATAATTGAAAACCATCACCCACCATTTTTGTCAAAGCAAGTGCCATAGACTTGTCATGGGTTTCTAAGAATAATTGTGTATCTTTTCTACCAAGTTGTCCTTTCTGCCCAAACTGTGTTGTACCATCCATGCCTGTGTCCATGGTCTGCATCATCTCTTTACCATGCTCATCCATTGCAACACAATGTTCTATTTTTGCATCGTTCACCACATATTTTCTTTCGTACCAATAATCAAAAGAACTAATAATAGCATCACATATATGTGGTTGTACGAAATTATTAATCCATCCTATACCTTCACAGAATTCCATCTCTGTATTATGTGGTATGTTATTCAACTCTGGTGGTTGTGGTTGTTGCTCCTCTTGTGGTAAAACAACTTCAGGCATTTTTCAATTCCTCTCTTGCTTGATTAAAATAGACAGATGGTGGTATTCTACCACAGTACTCGTCGAGTTGCATAACTTCATCAACATTGACATCAGCACCATTCTCTCTCCAAAAATCAGAGAGAGCATTATTACTACCCTTATGAAATATATCTATATGTTCTTCATGGATAGCAGATCCCATATCCAATCTGTAATTGAATAGTGGTGTGGAATATGATTTTCCACTGTCAAGAATCAGGTCTTCGGAGACTGCTCTTGGTCTGATGTTTTGGTCGATCTTCCACTGCGATCCTCTTTGATGAAGTTTGAGAAGTTTAGTTGCATGATGACGAGTAATAAGGTAGCAAGCAGCAGAAAAGTCATTTATAAATCTATGATGTAATTTTAAGGTTATACCATTAGGATTTATGATTGTCAATTGTAAGCAGTCAAAATTTATAGGCAGTCTTTTTCTTACCTCCTTGTATGTAAAACTCCAATTTTTTGCAGTATCTAAATCTACATCATCCTCCATGATGACTATCTCATCAAGGTCAGTTTCCTGTACAAAATATTTGATGGCATTCAAGTGTGACATGACACAAGCACACTCCCCTGAGTTCATATTGTCAGGGACAGTGCCTTTCAAATATTCTTCATACTCTATACCATCAACACCTGAGATACGATGATGGTCAAGTATTTCCCAATGTTTGAATTGTTCCTCCATGTAGGTTTTCCTATCAGGAAACCTATCAAGATTGATCCACAATACTTTTGGAAACCCTGCTAGTTTGTGGACAGATTTATTCTTGTCCTTCAACAGGGATAGCTCGTCTTGTTTTTGCATAACCTACATTTTCATAATAAAACTTTAGTTCTTCTCTTTTACAAGATTTTAGTTTCTCCCAAAGTTTTCTATTATTCTCAATGTGAGGATTATTAAACCATGAGTTGTCAGATCTTGCATGTTCTAAATGAAATACTCTCTCACCTAGTCTAGCAACATTTGTAAGCATAGCAAACCTATAATGTCTTTCATCATCTTCGTATCCATATGAAACAAATCCTTCATTCTCACCACCTAATTCTTTATAAGTTTCGGTATCAAAAAATTGACAAAAACCAAACTTAGCATCATACGCTCTCCATTTTGAGAAGATTTCAAAATCAAAATATTCATTTATAAATCTTGTTACTTCTTCATCAGTAGTGTGAATTTGTGCTTGATACATTCCTCTACCATATGGATACACAACTTTAGGATAATACAATTCATCACTTTCAGAACTTGGATCTTTCCATCCATGCATTATCATGTTTACTGCATATGGATAACTTGTTTTTGGTAATAAGATATCACAATCATAATTACAAGTTACAGGAGTATCGACCATCCAGAGCATGTCATTTATTATTTTTGTCCTATGGAAGGTATGCTCCTCTGACTGCTCAAATATGTGAGTGAGTCCTTCCAAATGAAAATCTTCGAGTGCAGCCTCCAGCATCGGCATTGCACATTTTTCAAATTCAGAATGCTTATCTACTTCTTTTACTATAATTTTGGTATTGAAATTGCGAAGTAAGTATATAAGAGTAACTACAATGTTCCTCAATCTATCTTCAGTTTCAATACGTAATGGAATAATAAAGGTGCAATCCTCTAGATCCCATCTTTGTCTCAGAAACTCTGGTTGAGTAACGTCCTGTCTTACTACATTTGCAATAATATCAGGCGTTAGTTTTTCTATTTGAGTTTCTGCATCTAGTTGCTCTGGAGCATGCTCAGTCATTAAATTACCTCCCAGTTACTACAATACAAATCGGATGTGTCATGAGCAGAAGTGTATCCTGTACCGAACCACTTCTTAGGTGCGATTATTCTCTTGTCTGGATTTTGTGATAACCAAGAACCCCACCAAGAGAATGAGGAGTTGGCAATAATGAAGTCACTGCACATGGACATCATGCACAGGTCTGTAAGATTGTCACCACCTTCTGAGACAAGGAACCTGTCATCAGGGAA